TTGACATACCTCAACTCCCAGGTACCGGATCTCTTTCTGAATTACCTAAAAAAATTAAACTTAAAGAAATTAAGGGAATTGTAGTTAATTCAATTACTAATGAACCTATTCCCGGAGTTTTAGTTACAAATAAATTATTAAAAAGAGATACTACAAATAAAAAAGGAGAATTTTCTATAAAACATCCTGATATAGTAGGTACTGGATTAGATCCTGCTAAATTCCCCTTAAATTTTATTAAATTAAAATATAGTTCTTTTAATAGTATCCCATACAAATCAACAGGAGATATTAAATCAAATTTAGGAATAATTACTTTAAGTCCATTAGAATCTAATCTAAAAAAAGAAATTTTAGATCTTTTAAAATTTCCTACATCTACAGTAGAAGATTATACTACTAAAGATGTTACTTTTGATTTTAAAATCCAAAAAAAATTAAATGTAAGTATAGATACATTAAAAAGTATAGTAATTCCATTAATCTTAACTTTAATAGCAACATATGGTATTAGTAAAGCAAAAGAATTAATTGAAAAATATGAAATAGATCCTCAAGCGGCTCTTGAAGAAATCAAAAATTTAATAGTATGTCCTTCACAACCTGAAATGGACAAATTAATAGCTACTAAAAATAAATTAGTTAAAAAAATTAATAATACACTTAATATAATTAATGATACAACAGATACTTTAGCTAAATCCCAAATAGTAATTGAAGCTACTAAAATAGCTCTTCCTATTGCTGAGGGTGTTTTAGATGCAGCTCCAACATCCGTAGCTGGAGTTCCCATTTTATTTGGGGTAATAACTAAACTTCAAAAAGTCGTTGATTTTTTAAATAAAAATATAGATAAACTTAGTTATATAAATGCTACTACTTTAGCAATTTTAACCTTATTAAAAGGTGTTTTAACAGAAGTTCTTGCTCTTTTAAAACTTTTAGATATATTAACTCAATATTGTTATCCAAATACTGCTCAAGAACAAATTTCTACTGAATTAACGGCTTTAACAATTCAACAGTCAACTCAAACATCTCCTGTAGTTATTGAAATAAATGGGTTTAAAATAAATGTTGAAACAGAAGCAACAACAAACCCACTAAAACGTAGAAGGGCTATTGCCACTAATAAACAAAATGTTGTAATGCTCAAAGGAGAATGGTCATTTAGCTCAATTGACCAGATATTAATAGATGAACTAATATTCTACATCCAGCAAAATAATTTAAAAGCTGACTAATTTAATATTTATAAACATATGAAAACCGACGGATTAAAAAAATTAATTAAAGAAGCTGTACGAGAGGCGATCCAAGAGGAATTAAAAGAAATTCTTTTAGAGTCTATTCGTGCTCCAAAAACTCCAATTGGTGTTGGTGGTTACGGTACTGTAACTGAAACTATTTCAACTCCAAAACCTACATTTACTCAACCCACAATGGATACGAGAAAAGCATATGCTGATATTATGAATGAAACCATGATGAGTTTTACTTCTCAAGATGCTCAAGTTCCATTTAGACCCCAAGTAAGTGATCCTGTAAATGGTAATTTAGGTGCTGGTGAATTAGGAATGGATCAAATTATGGGTTTATTAAATAGTAAATAATGCCATTTAGTCCTCAACAAATAGCACCTATTGATTTTGACGCAAGTGTTGCGGTTGGGGTTAATCTTCCTTTTAGTGGTCCTGCTGTTTTTATTTCGAATTATCAAACAAAAGATGCTATTAAAAATAATCTTATTAATTTTTTCCTTACTAACCCTGGGGAAAGAGTTTTAAATCCTACATTTGGAGGAGGATTAAGAGCTTTTTTATTTGAGCAAATAACATTAGACAATTTAGATTTTTTAAGAGAAGATATAAATGAAAAACTTACTTTATACTTCCCTAATATAATAATTAATGATTTAATAGTTACTGGAGACCCAGACCAAAATACTATTAATGTTACCCTTAAATATAGTGTGCTGAACACTTCTATATACGATACTTTAGAAATTCAATTTTAAAAATGGCTACAACAAATAGAGATATAAAATACATTAATCGTGATTTTTCTGATTTCAGATCTCGATTAATACAATATGCTCAAACATATTTTCCTCAAACATACAATGATTTTTCTCCATCTTCCCCAGGGATGATGTTTATAGAACAAGCTGCATATGTTGGGGATGTTTTAAGTTTCTATTTAGATAATCAATTTCAAGAAACATTCACACAATACAAATAGGTACCCAATACTACCCTGATTTTAGTTATGCCATTACCATCCCAGAAAATACTACGGTTTCTTCAATTAATGGATCTTCCTTTATAATTGAAGATAAAATTGATTTTTCAGTTTCAAGTTCTCAAGATCCAACTGATGTTTCTATTTATCAAATTTCTGGTCAAATACCCCAATATTATCTTTTGAAAAAAAGTAGAAATGCTATTTCTTCTACCATTAATACTGTAACCTTTGATTTTAATGAACCTATTCCATTTAATACAGTAACTATAAATAATAGTAATTTTCTTAAAATATTAGATGTAATAGATGCTGATGGAAATAAATGGTATGAAGTAGATCATTTAGGACAAGAAATGGTATTTGATACTATTAAAAATTCTAATATTTATGATCCTAATGCAAATGGAGATACACCATATTTACTTCGTTTAAGAAAAGTAGCTAGAAGATTTGCTACTAGAATATTAAATAATTCAACTATTCAACTTCAATTTGGAGTTGGTTCTCCATCAAATATAACAGAAGAAATAACTCCTAATCCTGATAATGTAGGTTTAGGACTTCCATTCCAAAAAGATAAATTAACCACAGCATATTCCCCTGTAAATTTCCTCTTCACAGATACTTATGGTATTGCCCCTTCAGATACTACTTTAACAGTAAGATATTTAGCTGGTGGTGGTGTTGGTTCAAATGTAAATGCTAATACATTAACTGTATTAAATACTACCCAAGCTAAATTTAATAATATTAACCTTAACCCTACAACAGCTAATTACATTTTTACTTCATTAGCCAGTAATAACAATACAGCTGCTAATGGTGGTAAAGCCGGAGATAGTATAGAAGAAATTCGTCAAAATACTTTAGCTCTTATTGCATCACAACAACGTTCAGTTACTGCTGATGATTATTTAATTCGTGCTTTAAGTATGCCTTCTGATTACGGGGCTGTTTCTAAAGTATTTATTGAACAACCTAAATTAACAGATAATCAAATTTCAACTATTGAAACACTTAATTTATATGTTTTATCTATAGATTCTCAAGGTAAATTAGATTATGCTTCTAATACATTAAAAAATAATCTAAGAACTTATTTATCTCAATATAGAATGATTGGTGATAATATTGAAATCCGTGATGCATTTATTATTAATATTGGTGTTGATTTTGAAATTATAGTATTACCTGAATATAACAATAATGAAGTATTATTAGCTTGTATTACAGCTTTACAAAATTATTTTAACATAAATAATTGGCAAATTAATCAACCAATTTTAATTCGCGATTTATATATTTTACTTGATCGAATTAAAGGAGTACAAACTGTAAAATCAATAAATCTTTCAAATAAAGCTGGAACTACATCAGGATATTCACAATATGCTTATGATATGGTAGGAGCAACCCAAAATCAAGTAATTTATCCTTCTCAAGATCCTAGTATTTTTGAAGTAAAATACCCTAATAATGATATAAAAGGCAAAGTAGTTCCTTTATAACGCTATATTTATAATAAAATATATAAATGGCTGTATATAAAATTTTCCCTACCCAGGATACTACTTTATATTGTTCAAATCCAACTGCAAATACTGGGTTAGATGCTATTTTAGAAGTATCTAATAAAATAGGAATCTCTGGAACCCCAGAAGTAGCCAGATATTTAATTCAATTTGATCAAGAAGAAATTTTAGATGTATATTCTAATAAAATTGGAACTAATCCTTATGAAGTTTATTTTAAAAACTTTATAGCAGAAGCTCAAGGATTAAATCAAAATACTTTTTTAGAATTGCTCCCTGTAGCTCAATCTTGGAACAACGGGACAGGTTATTATTTAGATAACCCAATAGAACAAGATGGTGCTTCTTGGACATATGCTAATTTTAGCGGTTCTTCCCCTTGGAGTACTTCAGGTTCATACTTTAGCATTAATGGAGATGCTTTTTATACTAGTTCTTATAGTAGTATATGTGGTGGAGCTGGTGGTGGTAACTGGTTTGTTGACGCTAATGGAAGTTATTATGTAACTATAGGCTATGTCCTCCCGGGATATGTAGCTACTGCTTATTCTAGTGGATCAGTAAATATATCTTTTGGTTTAAGAAGTCCTAAAGATATTGAAGCTAAAGTAACTAGTATAGTAGATGCTTGGATAGGAGAATCAATTCCAAACTATGGTTTTATAGTTAAACTTACTGGATCCCAAGAATTTAATTCTAGCCAATTTATCCAACCTATATTTAAATATTATAGTGTTGATACAAATACGATTTATCCTCCAACTTTAGAATTTAGGTGGAGAGATTATTTAACAGTTTTAACAGGATCTGCTAGCGGAAGTATAGTTACTACTTCTAATATTAAAATGTCCCTAGCAGAAAACCCAGGCGTTTTTTATCCTGAAAGTGTAAATAGATTCTATATTAATGTAAGTCCTTTATATCCTACAAGAACATATCAAACATCTTCTTTGTATACTGATCTAAATTATTTACCAACTGCTTCATATTATGCTATAAAAGACTTGGATACCAACGAATACGTTATTAACTTCGACGACAATTATACTCAAATTAGTTCTGATTCAACAGGTAATTATTTTGATGTATATATGAGTGGTTTAGAACCTGAAAGATATTATAAAATTTTAATTAAAACTATTATTAATGGTTCTACTAAGATTTTTGATGATCATTATTATTTTAAAGTAGTTAACGGATGAGTGAAAGTGTAAATTTTCAAAAACAAGTATTTAATAAAGAACAGTATACTAAAATTATAGATACTTCTTTTAAAGAACTTGGTGTTCAAACCATTCAAGAACAAATTGCTATTCAACCCAATGTAAATGAGTTTTTTAGTCTTTACAATGAACTTTTTTATGATATTCCTGAATTGGGTGAAACTAATTCACATGAGTACTTAATTAAAACAAGTAGTGAGTATATTAATTTTGAAGCAAACCAAGAAGAAATAAATGCTTTACAAGCTGAAATTGCCCAATTAAGAATAGATCTACTTAATACTCAAAAACAAATAGTAGAATTACAAACGGGAACTACATTAATACAATAATGGCTACAGAAATTTTTCAAATCAACCCAGAAATATTTTCTTTTCAGGAGTATTCTCCTCAAGAAACATCTTTGATAACTTCTGTTGAAGTTAATACTTATTTAAATACTGGAAGCTATATAGAGAGTTTTATATATAGTCTTAATTCTACTTTAATAGATGCAAATTATAATTTTAAAAATTATAATGTATTAAATAATGGTCAATCACCTGGTACTAATAATGATGTTGTTACCATAAATATTAATGTTGAAAAATATATAGATTCTATCCAAGGAGGCCCCGGTTCAGGTCAATATATTACTTATTTTAATTTTCTTCAAAAAGAAATAGGTTCTAATCTCCAAGAACTTTATATTTCTGAAATTTCTTCCGATAGAACTGAAGTTAGATTAGATAGTACAAGTTTAACTACATTAGATATATTAGAACAAGCTTCTAATTTGATTCAAAAAAGAGAAAATAGTCCTTATTTTCTTGATTTTTATCTTAATTTTGGAGAAAATCAATTAGCTATAGCTAACAACATTCAACTTGACAACCAGGACCCATCCAACCCAACCATTTTAATTAAATTATATGAGGCATTACCCGAAGAATTTGATATAAATTCAACATTATGGGTTGTTACTCTTATAGAAGAATCTATAGCATATCAAGTTAATTTTTTAGAAGATCCCATTTTTGTAATAGATACAATTCCTTTAAATGGTCCTAATTTTAATATTTCTATAAAAGATCAAATTAATAACTCTACTGTATCATTATCTTATTTAGATTTAGTAAATACTTCTTTAACAAGTTCTCAACTCCAATTAAATAGTTTACTTGAAGAAAAAGAAATAGACATTAATATTGACTATTCTAAATTTTCTAATTTTGTTCACTTTAGCTCAGCTGAAACTCGTTTACAAAATTTTTATGATAAAATTGTTCTTTTAGAACAATATAATTCTTCTATTACTACTCTAAATTCAACCTCAATTAATACATCTACTTCAAGTAGTTTAACTTATTATAATGGTTTAATAAATAACATAATCCAAAATTTTGATAGCTATGAATACTATCTTTATTACTCTTCAGGATCAGTTACTTATCCAAAAACAACATTAGAACCACCTTATTTATTATATTCTACAACTAGTAGTCAAGCCTTAACTTGGTTAGGAAGTACCAATGAAGCTAGTCCTTATTATGGAGGACTTATTCTTTCAGCCTCAATATTTGACAATGAAAATAAAGATAATCTCCTTTTTACAATACCAGAATATTTAAGAGATGATCCCCAAAATCAACCATATGAATTATTTGTTGAAATGGTTGCTCAACATTATGACAATATTTGGATTTATTATAAAGATGTTACTGAAAAATATAATGCAGATAACCGTTTAGAATATGGTGTTTCAAAAGACATAGTAGCAGATGCTATTCGTGATTTTGGAATTAAATTATATCAAAATAATTTTTCAAACGAGGATTTATATACTGCATTTCTAGGTTTAACTCCTGAAGGAAGTTTATTCCCCTTTCCAAATATTACAGGTTCACTCCCAACACCAAGTGGATTTGAATATGTTGATACTTTAATATCTGCTTCTAATGATTATATACCGTTAGACGACGTAAATAAGTCGTTATATAAACGAATTTATCATAACTTACCGTACCTATTGAAATCAAAAGGTACATTACCTGGTCTGCGCGCTTTAATTACTTCATATGGTATCCCTGATACAGTATTAAGAATTAATGAATTCGGAGGGAAAGATAAATCAAATATAAATGATTGGGATTATTGGGAGGATACATTTAATTATGCTTTTTCTACTACAGGTAGTAATTATATTAAAGCAACATGGGCCCCTATAAATCCTTTGTGGGATACTATTGATGGGGTTGCTGATTCAATTTCTTTAAGATTTAGAACTAATGGATTACCATTCAATACTTCTAGTATAGAATTTCAAAGTTTATGGAACATAGATGGTACCCGCTCTCATTTAGTATTACGTTATGAAGGAACAGGTTACACTAGTGGTTCTTATGCCGGATCAACCCCAGACCCATATAATCAATATGCTTACTTAGATTTTTATCCAAGTTATACCAATGATCCTTCTATTTCAGCAAGTATTTATCTTCCATTTTTTGATGGTGGGTGGTGGTCTGTAATGGTAAATCGATCTGGAACCAATTTTACCCTTTCCTCTGGAAATAAAATTTATGAAGGTGGTAATAATGGAACTTCTTTAGGTTTCTATACTTCATCCTCAGTTATAGCAGATGATGTTGAATGGGTTTCTTATGGGGATTCTTATTTTGCTAAAGGGGGTGTTATTATTAATGGTAATACTTATACTGATTTTTCCGGATCTCTTCAAGAAATAAGATATTTTACTTCTCCTTTAAGTGAAAATGTATTTAAGGATTATATCATGAATCCTTATTCAATTGAAGGTAATTCTTTAAATTCATCCCCTAATGAACTTATATTTAGAGCTCCTTTAGGGGGTGAATTATATACAGGATCAGTTTCAATCCATCCTAAAGTTACTGGTTCTTGGATTACTACTAGTTCATTCGTTTCTGATAGTAATTTTCTTTATTATAATACTCCAACCTTTGTACCTAATACTGAATACTTCTTTTCCGATCAAGTAGCAGCAGGTATTAAAAATGCTGTTTCTGATAAAATTAGAATTGAAAATGGAGTTTATCCTTCTGGGGATACTTTATCACCATTTAGATCATTAGCTCAAAACATATCAATAAGTCAAAGTTATACTGCTAATACTAATTTACTTGAAGTAGCATTTTCACCACAAAATGAAATTAATCAAGATATTATGAACCAAATTGGTTACTTTAATATCGGTGAATTTATAGGGGACCCTAGGGAAAGATTTACCCCAAATCAATCATATCCTGCTTTAAATAAATTTAGAGATGAATATTTTCAAAAATATATTAAAAATTATGATTTAAATGATTTTATTCGTTTAATCAAATTTTTTGATAATTCATTATTTAAAATGATTAAAGATTTTGTACCTGTACGTACAAGTCTTGCTTCTGGGATTGTTATTAAACAACATTTACTTGAAAGAAATAAGTATCCTCAACCACAAGTTAATAATCATTCAACTATAGCCTATTATAAATCAAATCCATATAACACCCCTATTATCACCCAAGATATTTCAGTATCAGGAACAGTAGCTCCTCAGTGGAATGATT